TCGCGGGAGTTGCCGACAAAGCCGGGCTCTTGCGTTTGTCCGACAAGTATACAGCCCTGCGTATCCTCGACCTTGTTGCCGACGTGAATCAAGATTGCTGTTCGCCCCGGCACCGGCGTCACGACCCAGCACCCCGGGTGATCGGCCGAATCGAAAGCTTGCAGGCTCCACGTGCCGTCTGGTATGCAGCTCGTAAATATCTGATTGTCTCGCCACGGACATTCGATCGTCCATAAACTGAGCTCGAGCTGATCGCCAAACTTAAGCAAGCCGGCTACGTGGTCGGGCCCGTAGCAGTAGCGGATTAATTGCAGTTCCATTTATAATTTTTCCCCTGAGTTCGGAGGTTTTGTGAGACTCCACGCGGTCGGCAGTTCGTAGAAATCGACCACTTTACAGCCGGCTTTCTCGCGGGCTTTCTCGCGCTCGATCCATGCCGGGGTGCCGCGGATCAGCGGTTTACCGTCTTGAATGTATGGCGGAATTTTGGGTTTATCCTCGACGGGGATATTCATGCCAATATCGGCCACGTAGAGCCAACCCAGCCGCCGACGCTGAAAGCCAGCGCTGCGACGACCGCATACTTTAACAACCACAAATCGGTATCGCCCTCGTCCAGCTTCTTGAGCTGCAGCAATACCATTTGCCGCCGGCCACCGGCTCGGGCTTTAAATGCGAGCCCGCGTATATAGACCGTTCCAACTGATTGAGTTATCAAAACAAATTCCCCTGTTTAGCTCTCTCTCTCCAATGATCTGAAACCTCGGCACAAGCGGCGTCGAAATGTATGCCGGGATAATGTGCGATGCAATGCGGCGCCGATACCGACGGGTTGGGATCCGTTTTGTCGGTCAGCAAGCGCTCGGGCTCGATCCCGTATCTGTGGCTAAAGAACGCCACCAAGATTTGCCCGATCTCCCAATTATTCGCGTTCGTTGACGGGATCCCGCACCGGTGCCCGACGTCGCGGAAGTTAAAGCGCCTCACCCTTCCCAACCTCCGCCACGGATATTCCCGTCGCCGTCCCTCACGTTCGGGTCGTCGGGGTATACCTCGCCGCGGGCCTCGTGCTGTGCCTCGAGTATGTCGTCGCGCTCGCCGTACTCCGGCTCCGGGTAGTCTGGGTTTATTGGCCGGTGAGACTCGGGCAGCTTGGCCGGGTCGCATTGGTGGATAACCCAGCGCTTGCCCATTTGCTCGTCACCCGAGGGCACGAGCTGGTAGCGGCGACCGTGGTACTTGATAACCGTAACGCTCTCGTCGCAATCGAGGCAGCTCGAGCGGATCAGCAACCAACCCGGAAAGGCAGCGTGCGAGAAAGCGCCCCGCTCGAGTCTTTCCTCGAAATTATCCCACGTGCGATCAAAGAAATTCTCGGTCGCGTATTTTTTTATGATCCCGGTCATAACGGTATATCGTCCTCGATCGCGCTGTCGCCGACCTCTTTATGTGAGCAGAGCCGGAGCCCTTTGACCATTTTGCCCTGATAAGCAACGCGGTCGTCGACCCATACGCCAATCTTTTGGCCGATAATTTTCTCCTCGTCGTCGGTATGGTAGAGCGCCAAGATCATTTGTAAATTTGTGGCGTTCAAAACCATAGGCTTGAGGTCGCTGATAAAGTGAATGATCGGCTTGATCTCGCTCGTCGGGTCGTCTTGGCGAGACACGTCGGCCTCGGTAAACGCTTCGATCTCTTGCACCAAGCCGAAAGCCTTGCCGGTGCCGGCTATGTCGTCGGAGCGGAGGTACTTGCCGCCGCTGTGATCTTTTAAAATACCCATATCTATTTATCTCCCAATGCGTAACAAATTAAGAAAAAGAAAATCAGCCCGGCGAGGCCAAAGGCTGCCCATATATTGAACAGCCCGAGCCCCATCAAAGCGAACAGCGCGATTATGACAATCCAGCCCCACATTACAGATTCTCCGAGCGGTAAGATTGCTCGACCGCTTCCATATCCCAACCGTAGTCAACGAGTCGGAGAAAAGCGATATTCGAATCCTCGACCTCGCCCGCCTCGTATGCTGTGCGGGCTTGGTCTATCGTTATGTCTTTGCCGCCCTCAACCGAGAGGCGGCGCTTGGCGTGCGTGTAATAAATGACCATTACGCACCCCCCGGGTATTCTTTGGCGAGCCGGGCGATTATTGGATTTTTCGGTCTGATAATCTCGGCCTCGAGCATATCGACATACTTGCGGCTGTCGCTGAGCTCTTGGCGGAGGGTTAGAATCTCGTCGATCAGGCTGTCGAAGCTGATCGTGATACGTTGGCTTGTAATCATCCGGTCAGAAAAACCGGTTACTTGCTGGATCTGTTTTCTGGTAGGTTCCATTAGTTTATCCTCGATTTAAGCGCCGGGAAACCGCCCGACAAGAGAGATAGTATCAAAGAATCCGTGCTGCGTTGCGTCAAATCTTTTATGATATTCTTGCCCTTCGCACACAAAACAGCGCCCATAAGAGCGTGAGCGCGACAACCCGTTGGGGGATTCTGCCCCGGCCCGCTGCCCGAGATCGGTGATGCCTTCTAAAGCGGCGGGCTTTTTTTTATTGTCTCGATCAGCATAGCGACCGAGATCCGGGGTTTCTTTGTTACCGCGACCGAATGATTGGTGCCGATTGGAAGGTAGAGCATGGTGCCCGGTGTCGGGTGTACGGTGATCGGCTCGGCTTCCTCGGGGTAATAAAGTACGGTGTGATATGCGTGCTTATGTACCCCGATAGCATCGCCGGCCAGCATTTCGACGGTGAGAAATTGATCCCATTGACTACCCGGCAGCGGTGCAAAGGCCCGCAGTTTCTCGGCCAGTTCGAAATATATATGCCCGGGCTTAATCTTTTTATTTTTGGCTGCCATGTTACACGTGGAACAATGCTAAGATCGGCCCCGGCGCTTACGAGACTCATACCGTCTTGGATTTTCGAAAAGACGGGTGAGGGGTAAGGGGAGTTACAACGACCTACTATCTCATTACATTCGATAACACGGGGAGCAAGTTTACCCGCCCGCCCGTCCTACGCAGCGTATCAGAAATAAATGCCAAATCCAAATGGTAAGAATGGCAGCGGCCGGCTGCGATCCAAGTTAGACTCTGAGAATCAATCGCTGCAACGGCTGGTAAATAAATGGAAGCGAAGCGTAACTCTGGACACTACGGCCGCGACCCTGAAATATCAGCTCGCAATCAAGACAGGATCCGCGGGCTTATCAAAGTCGAGGAGATAATAAAGAAGTTAAATAACCATATCTTAGGCAAAGCTAAAATGACCAATACAATGGTCAGAGCGGCCGAGATACTCCTGCGAAAGATCCAGCCGGATCTGACCGCCATCCAACTGCAGACAGACGAGACAGGCGGCGTGCCGCTGCTTAAGATAGTGCGAGCTGTGCCTGCCCCTGCGTTGGAGCACGCTGACAGTGAGCCGAGTGGTGCTGTGGGAGAGATTGAGCACGTGTCCGTGCCCAGCTCCGAGGTCGCGTCCGAGTAATCATGCCGCATCGCAACAAAGTGGGGGGATGTTGCATCGCAGCAATGCTGCATCGCAATATAATGGGCCCATGTTGCAGCGCAGCAATGCCGCACCGCAGCATAGTGGGCTGGGCCGGCTGCTGCAGCGCAGCAAACCGAGAAACCCAATCCGAATCCCGGGGCCGTTCCGCTCAGGAGCACGCATGAATTCCGCTAATTCTGCAGCTTCCAGACGGGAGATTATTTACAAGCCGTCCAAGACAATCCAAGCCTTTCAGGATGATAATTCGAGCTTTGTAAAGGCTCTGCGGGGCCCCGTCGGGTCTGGAAAATCTGTCGGTGCGACGATTGAGTGTTTTCGGTTGATGATGGCTGCAGGGACGAATACCAGAAGCGCAGTAATTAGAAATACTTTCCCGCAGCTCCGCCAAACTACTTTAAACACGTGGCTCGATTGGCTGCGACCTTACGGCGAGTTCCGGTATTCTGATTTCACGTGGCGCTGCAAGCATGACGGGTTCGAGCACGAGGTTTATTTTCAGGCTCTCGATCGGCCCGGAGATATTGCAAAACTTTTAAGCCTAGAAATTTCTTGGGCGTGGGTTAACGAAGCGCGGGAGATCGAGTGGCCGATTATCGAAATGCTAACTACGAGAGTTGGGCGCTATCCGCCGCAACGCGATGGGGGGCCGACGTGGTTTGGGATCTTGATGGATACCAACTCGCCGGACGATATGTCGAGCTGGTACGAGACTTTCGAAATAAAGAGGCCCCCGGGTTGGACGCAATACGTACAGCCCAGCGGCAGGGCTCCCGACGCCGAGAACGTCGAGAACCTCGTCCCTGATTACTACACGAGAATTGGCGAGGGCAAGGATGCAGCGTGGAAAAAAGTATATATCGACGGCGAGTATGGTTTCATTGTCGAAGGTCGGCCGGTTTACCCTCAGTGGCAGGAGCTCGTACACGCCGTAACAGCCGAGCCGGACCCGAGCGACCCGTTAATTATAGGGATCGACTTCGGATTGACACCCGCCGCGGCCTTTGTGCAACGTTCCGCAACCGGTCAGTACCGCGCTGTTGCCGAGCTGGTTACGACAGATTTCTCGGCGGTCGAGTTCGCCGACGAGCTCGGGCGTATACTCCGCAGTAAGTGGAGCGGCCACGAGATCGAGATATATGGAGATCCCGCAGGAGAGGCTCGCAGCCAAGTCGACAAGCGGACGCCGTTTTCTATCCTTAAAGCGGCGGGTATCCACGCTCGGCCGGCGCCTACAAATGATCCGAGATTACGGGTCGAGGCTGTGGTTCGAAACCTTACACGGCTCACAATGGCAGGCGACCCGGGGCTCGTGGTGGACCCGCGTTGTCGGTATCTCCGGCGCGGTATGGCCGGCGGGTACAAATTTCGGCGTATGCAGATCGTCGGCGAGGAAAGGTACGCGGATCAGCCGGAAAAAAACATTTACTCCCACGTATGCGAGGCTTTGCAATATGCTCTTTGCGGCGCGGGTGAGGTCAGAGAGGCTCTCGGCCGTAAGCCGCAGGGCCGACTGAATTATTCACGTATAGATCGGGGGGTTGTCTGAAATGGCACAGGATAAGGGCGTAAAGCCACCGTTTAAAGACGCAGAGCTCGCTTCGATGCTTGGCAATCAAATCTCAGGGGCCCGCGATTTCGCGCAAGATTTCCTCGAGGAAAACCGCCGAAATGCTTGGAAATACTACCTCGGACGCCGCGGGCGAGAGCCCGACATTACCCCGACGACAGCACGCGAGGGGTATACCCGCTCGGGCGGGAGCGAGGCCGTATCCGAGGACGTTTCGGATATGGTTGAGGCGCTTATGGCGACGATTATGCCGATCTTTGGCAGCGACGTGCCGGTTACGTTCGAGCCAATGGGCCCCGACGACGAAGAAAACGCAGCGGCCGAGTCGGACGCCGTATCGAATATCTTAATGGACGCCAACGACGGTTGGATAATCATAGCCGAGGCCATAAAAGACGCTCTGTTGCTCCGAAACGCGACGGTAAAGGTCTGGATCGAGGACGAAATCACCACCGAGCGCCGGCAATTCGCCGACATAAGCGAGGCCGATCTCGGAGAGTTTATGGCTGCGGTCCCGCCGGGGATAGATGCGACGATTACGAGCAGAAAGGGGCGAAAAGCGGGCGTTACGCTATCAAAAACGGTCAAAACACCCCGAATAGCTGCGGTGCAGCAATCTCACTTTTTGGTGGATCCCAACCACGATAATATATTTATTCAAGACTCCCACTTTATTGCCGAGCGGAAATTTTCGAGTCGCTCCGAGCTGCTCGCTATGGGTTTCCCGAAAGCCAAGGTCGACAAGCTGCCGGCGTTTACCCAAGACGTTGATATAGACTCGACCGCCAAGAATATCGAGGGGATCAGCCAAAACCTCGAGCGGCCGACTCACGACTCCGACGTGATCGAGTGGTTCGAATGTTATATGCAGATAGATATGACCGGCGACGGGCGCTCGGAGCTTATGCAGTTCGATTGGTCGAATAGCTTTCTGCTCAACAAACAGAGCGCTCCACGGATCCCATACGCCACCGGTACGGCTTGGCTCGTCCCGCACCGCTATTCGGGGTTGTCTGTATACGACAAATTGCAGCAAATCACCGACATAAAGAGCCGGGTGCTGCAGCAGTACCTCGACAATTTAACAACAAATAACACCGCTCGAACCGCTGTAAATGAGAATACGGTCAATATCGACGATATGCTCGCCGGTCGCTCCAATGCGGTGATCCGCAACGATGGCAGCCCGATCGACGACATTATGCCGTTCCCGACCAACGACACCGGGCAGAGCTCGCAGGCGTTGCTGCAGTATATGGATCAGGTACGCGACCAACGTGCCGGCGCTGCTCTCAGCTTCCAGCAACCGCAGGATCAGCTCGCCAAGGCCAACGTATCGGCCGCGAGCGCCGACCGGCAAATGTCGCCGGGGGAGCAGATGGCCGCAATGGTGGCGCGGACGCTGGCGGAAACCCTTATGCGGTCGATATTCCTGCTCTTACACTCCACGCTGAGAGGCGGCGGGCTGGATCCGATACAGGTAAACCGGTCGGGCGAGTGGAGCCAGCAGGATCCAGCTCAGTGGATCCCGCGGAGCCGGGTAAACGTAAAGGTCGGGCTGTCGCCGGCAGAGCGGAACCGCAAAGCGACCGCATTACAGACCACGGTGCAACAGCAGATCGGGATATTCCAGCAAGGCGGCGCCGGCATTATGGTCGATATGAACGGGATCCACCGCGCCATATTGGATTGGAGCCGGGCCGTCGACCTCGACAACGCCGAACAGTATTGGGTCGACCCGGAGAGCCAAAAGAGCAAACAGGCAGCCCAGCAACAGAGCGAGGCCAAGCAAGCCGAGCAAGCGGCGCAGCTCGAGGCTTTCACCGCCGAGGCCACGGCTGCCGACGCCAACTCTCAGCGCGACTTTGAGATCGACAAAATGAAAATACAGCTCGGTTACTTTAATTCGATCCTCGACAGTGAGATAGAAGATGCAAAAATCGTCAGTGACGCCATTAAACAAGCAGCAGCAGCAAGCGCTAAAGACAGCGGAGCAAACTCTGGAAACGGAGCGGGTGTGGGATCGGCTGAGAGCTGACTATTTCAGGGATTTCTGCAACGCGGAAACCGACGAGCAACTGATAGAAATACGGCTCAAGGTTGCGATGATCGGCGACCTCCGTGCCGCTTTGAGAGGCTTAGCCAACTCGGGAGAGATTGACAATGCCGGAAGCTGAGAGCAATGTAGGCGAAGCCGTCGAGCAGATTACTTCGCTGCTCACCGGCGACCCGGGCGGGAGCCCGGAGCCAGATCCACCAAGTAGCCGGGAGGCTGCTCCAACAGAAACCGACGTGCCATCGGCATTGGCACCGCCGGCGAGTTCTGACGCGGGAGCCGACGAGCTGACGCCAACCGCCGTAGCTGAAAAGCTCGGTATAAAGCCCGATAAGCTGTTTAAAGACTTGCGTATCCCGATCGACGACGGGGAACCGTTGACGCTCGAGGAGTTTAAAGGCAAGGGTAAAGAGCTCCGAGGCTTAAAGGCGGCTCAACACGAGTTGGCCGAGGAAAAAGTGACATTTGAGAATAGTGTCATGCTGCAAAAGCAGACCCTCGAGAAAACTCTCGCCAAGATACCGGCGGAGTTACTCACCCCGGAAATGGTGAGCGAGGTACAAGCCGAGCATCGCGTCACTATTGACCGAGAGCGGATTGCGTTGCATACCATACGACCGGACCTCAAAGACCCGGCCAAGTGGAACGCGACGCGGGAGCTGTTGCTCACGCATCTTGCGCCGTATGGTTTTAAGACTATTGAGGTCGACGCGATTATCGACCACCGGCTCGCAAAGTACGTGATCGACAACGCAGAGCGAGAGCAGCGGGTTCAAAAACTCGCCGCCGAGGGTCTGCTGCCAGAAGTTCCCGCCGGCTCTCGACCGTCACAAAAACCCGCGGCCCCTTCGAAGCGAGCTCAACAAACAACCGGCACAAAGAAACGCGGCAGTAAACAAGCCGAGCAAGTTTCGCAGATTGCCGATCTGATAGTTGGAGCGAATAAACCATGAGCGCAGCAAACTTAGACGGTGCGGATCTCGCAGCCGTTGAATTGGGCGGCCTGATTAACGAGGACGTTCTACAAAAAATATTCGATATTTCGAATATCCCTTTGCCGTTTACCGATATGATCGGCAGCGGCTCCCACGAAAACGAGTTCAACGAGTGGACTATGGACCGGCTCGCAGAACCGGACCTGACAAACGCGGTTGTCGACGGCGACGATGCAGGAGTAGACGTGTCGAGCTCCGGTATTCGCGTCGCAAACCATTCGCAAATCTCAGAGAAAACTCTGCGGGTTTCGACACGAGCGCAAGACTCGGGAACAATCGGCTTCGCTAACAGCCTCGCGTATCAAGTTATGATGCGGTCGAATGAGGCTCGGCGCGACGTCGAGGCGATCATGCTCAGCGTACAAGCGAGCGTCGCTGACGACGGTGCTCTCGTGCCGGGCAAGTCTGCCGGCCTCGGTGCGTGGATTGTTGATACAACGATCTTTGGCGTCGCTGCAGGCTTAGCAGATCGCGGCGCTCTTGGTGCCGACGGCGGTTGGCTCGACACGTCGACCGACGGATTGGTTGCAACGCCTACCGCGGGAACTGTTCGGGCGCTGTCGCTCGCAACGATTCAGGACGTGCTGCAAGCTGTTTGGTCGCTTGGTGGCGATCCGACGGTATTAATGGCGCGGCCCGAAGTGATCCGCCCGCTGTCGACCTTTATGTTTACGTCGAGCGCACAGATCGCAACGCTCGAGCGCGATACCAAGGGCAGCGACTCGGCGGCACAAGCTTTGATGTCCGTTAATGTGCTGATCACCGACTTCGGAGTGACGGTAAAAATGATTGCCAACCGTTTGATGCAGACCGCGGACGCTCCGGGCGCTGCTCTCGAGGACAATCTTTATATAATCACGCCGGCAATGGCGATGCAGTCTTTCCTTACCGGCTGGAACGTGGCGCCGATCGCAAGAACGGGCACCGCAGACAACCGGCAGGTTAGCTCCGATTGGTCGCTTAAGATTCTCAACTGGGAGGCTTTTGGCGTTGTCGCAGACATTGACGCATCAACGGCCGTCGTCGCCTGACGACATACAGCAACGGGTATGGTTTGAGCACGGTTCAATAGTTCGGGAGAATTATCAGCCGACACGCGACGCTGTACTCGAGGCAACAAAGCAGCGGCGGAACGCGGGCATTATGCAAGATGCTCCGTTCGGTCGCTGTATGTTGACTATCCCGCAGTTGGATTATCAGCGGCTCATTCGAGCTTATCCGGCGCTCAACTCTCAGGATACCGTAGAGCAAACAAAGGCTTGGAAGCGGTTTCTCCGCTCGCCCGAGTCGGAGGCTTATAGAAATTATGGCTAAGCATACGCACGGCTCGCACAACCTCACGAGCGGGAAGTTTACGAAACGAAAAAACCGTTTTGTAACTCTCGGGCTTTCCGACGTTACCGGGATTGGGCCCGTCCTCGGAAACGTAAAGGGCCGGGTTCACAAAGCGGGGCAGCTATTCCATAAGACGCGGAAACCAGCATGAGCCAGATCATTGATCGCTCGACTCTGCTCGCCGAGTTCGAGGCTTACATAAAGCGGTCGTTTAATGTCGACCGGCAAGATACTTTTATCCAGCTTTCCGAGCTGCGTATTGCCCGCGATTTGAGGCCGCGAGAAAACATAATCAAAACGACGATAGTGCCGACCTCGAATCTCATTGATTTGCCGTCAGACTTCATTGACTTGAGAGAACTGTCAGCGAAAAAAGGCAACCGGGTATCAATAGCCACATCGCAAACCGGCTTCCCGGTTGTTTATTCGATCATAGGTACACAAATCGAGGTCGGGCCGATCACTCTGCCGGGCGAGTTCACGCTTTGGTATTGGCGCAAGTTCCCGGCGCTCGTCAACCCGACCGATACAAATATCTTGCTCACGGCTTACCCTTACGTTTGGCTATACGCGATGCTCGTCGAGGGTGCCGTTTATATTCAAGACGATACGATGCGATCGCTCGCGGTCGCTACGTACTTGGAGGAAATACAACGTGTCAACGTCAGAGAATCAGAACAGCGATTCGGGGAAGCTCCCATTATCGGAGTCGGGTGACGGCTCGTGGCTCTCGACAACGCAGAATTTATATCGGAACTGTCTATCTTGGATCCGCCGGGTACAGACCCTCTTAACCAAGGTGACGACCATATTCGAACAACTAAAAATCAGCAAATGGCGCAAATGGCGATCAAAAACGAAGCCAACACATTCACAGCAATAAACATATTTTCGCAGCAACAGCAGGGCGGCAACGGATCAGCAGCAGCGCCGTTGTGGTCGTTTCAAAACAGCCCGAATATGGGCTTTTTCCGCAATGCTTCCGCGCAGCTTGGCGTTGCGTTCGGCGGCGTTGAGGTCGCCACGTTTGCGAGTACCAATTTTGACACGACATTAAACCGACGCGGGCCGGATGGCTCGGCGGCTTTGCCTGCTTTCGGTTTCACAGCGCAAGCCGGGACAGGAATATACCGCCCCGGTACGTCGCTGGGGTTCGCTGTCAACGGTGTTGATGCAGCGTTTTTGCTCCCGGCACAGTTGCGTATGATTCAAGACGGTTCGGCGGCAGCTCCCGCGTATGGGTTTCAAGGCCAAACCAATATGGGTTGGTATCGGGAGAATCCTGATACCTTTGCGGTTGCGGTTGCTGGCGTTCGGCAGGCTCGCATATTCCCGACCCTGTTTCAGATGTTCCAGCCATTGAGTCTACCGGACGGCACGGAAGCAGATCCCAGCATCCAGTTTGCAGGCACAGGTGGCTTGTTTGGCAGCGTAAACGGTGTAACCGCTACTTTCGGCGGCGTGGCGCTGTTTGCTATGAGTACCAACGGAATGTTTGCCGGTGCGACGT